TACGCTGGTAAGACTCTGAAGTGTTCACCGTGGGAGACCTCTCCAGTGGTGAGTGCAATCAAGAAAGACATTGAGGACAGATTCAACATCAAAGTTGAGTATGTGTTAATCGGACAGTACCCAGACGGCAAGCTAGGAATTCCCTATCATGTCGATGAGATAACAGGTCCAGATGATCTAATTATTAATCTAAGTTTCGGATCACCTAGATTGTTTAGAGTGAAATGGAATAGCGATGATATGGTAGATCATTACATAACTCAGAATGGTGAAATAATCCTGTTCGATGGTAATGCTAACAGTCTGATGCAACACGATGTCCCAGCTTTATCTAACGACAGTAGTATGAGATATTCGCTAACTTTCAGAACAGTAAATTTGGAGATTTGATATGAGCACATTTGTACAAATTCGAGGTGGAAATGCCTCTGGTAAGACTACAATCATCCGTAACTTGATCGAGAAGTATGGTCCTACAGTAGACACTTTACGACCAGCACGGTCTAAGACTGAGCGTGTGTTGTACAGTTATCTACCAAAGATCAACACCTACATCTTAGGTTCGTATCGAGTTATCTATGGCGGTCTCGACTCTCTCGAGAGTAAAGAAGAGACACAACGTTTGGTTGCAGAGTTATTACCGAAAGGTAATGTTATCTGCGAGGGAGTCCGTGCTACAGGTTCGATAGAGCCTTGGAAGGAATTCTTGAAGCCACAGTTGGATGCTGGTCATGATTGTCACATGGTGTTGTTGAACACTTCTGTCGACGTTATGATTGAATCCGCCATTGCTCGCACAGGTCGTACTGAGCCATTCACAGAACAGCAGATCGCTGACAGGCAGAATTATTTCCGCACTGTGAAGAAGCAAAGCACAACTTGGCGTGAGTGGGATAGTCGTATGAATGTATTGTACGATGACCGTGATAACTGCAACACCTATGTAGACAACCTCGTGAAGGAGTTCTGCAATGCAAGTATCAGTTAAGAATGCCCATGTCGGATTGCCACTAATGATCAACCATGCGTTGGACAGTGGCTTTCCACAGGCATCTCGTAATGGTCCTACATTAGAGTTTGATGGCATCACAACCATTGAATATCTAAAGCCTCTCGAACGACAGATCTTCTGTCCAATTCGTGATGAGAATCCATTCTTCAATTATCTTGAAGGACTGTGGATGCTAGCTGGTAGAAACGACTTATCGTTCCTCGCAAAGATTGTCAAGAATATGGCAAACTTCAGTGACGATGGTAAGACTTTCAATGCTGCGTATGGATTCCGTATGAGAAATCATTTCGGATTCGACCAGTTGAGAGAGGTTGTCAACCAGTTGCGTCAGAATCACGACACTCGTCAGGCAGTTGTTCAACTATGGTGTACACTAGATCTAAACAAAGTCACGAAAGACAAGGCTTGCAATACGCAAATGGTCTTCAAGATTCGTGGTGGTAAGTTACATCTGACAGTGTTCAACCGTAGCAACGACTTGATCTGGGGAGCTCTAGGTGCGAACAAGAGCCACTTCTCTATGATTCAAGAGTATGTCGCAGCAGCAGTTGGAGTGAAAGTAGGACACTACTATCAAGTTTCCAATTGCATGCATGTGTACACTGATCTTCCAGCTTGGACTAAACTTGTAGAGCGATACCGTCACGATGTGATGTTAGGTGCGATCCGAGTCAACGATCCTTACACTGAGATAGACAACCAACCGTTCCCACTCGTGAACGATGCGGATACATTCTTATCGGAGTGTGCACATTTCTGTGAGTATCCTGACAGTACAGCAAAGAACTATTCTAATCAATCATTTACTAGAGTAGCTCAACCGTTGTACTTTGCATATACACAACACAAGTCTGGTGACACCTTTGGTGCTATCAACTTGTTACAGAAGTATATGTCACAGTGTGACTTCAAGACAGCATCCATTGAATGGTTGCAACGTCGTCTGAAGACACCAGAGCAAATCATTGGACATGGTCAAGATCTGACTAATCCAGACACAGTAACGCAATAGTGTAACTGATGAGTCCTAATGGACGAAACCACCACTCGGGAGAGTCGTGGTCTTACACAACCTATTACAGGAGTCGTACATGAAACTTAATGAGTATCAATTAGGTGCTATGAGCACTAAACTACCAACAGCTGACATTACATATGCAGTGTTGAATATCGCAGGCGAAGCTGGTGAGATTGCCAGTAAGTATGCTAAAGCAGTCCGTGACAATACCGAAGTTGATCGTGTAGAAGTCGCTAAAGAACTCGGAGACGTACTCTGGTGCGTAACTCTAGCAGCGCAAGAATTAGGATTCACTCTTGAAGAAGTCGCTCAGATGAACTTAGACAAACTCGCTAGTCGTATGAAGCGAGCCGTGCTATCAGGATCTGGAGACAATCGATAATGAGTGCTAACGATAAACAAGTCGGTGGTGCCCATTACAAGAATGCCAACGGATTACCAGATCATTGGGATATCGTTGTTGGCATGGGTTGGGACTATCTGCTAGGTAATGCAACTAAATACCTCTGGCGACTCGGTCGTAAGGGAGGTCCTGAGAAGGCAATAGAGGATCTTGACAAAGCGATGCACTATCTAGCGAAGAAGCGTGAGCTGTTAGTGATCGAAGCCTCCAAAGCTGCTGAACAGGCGGACTACAAGTCTAGATTCCATGGTGGAGATGTTCCATTCGCCACACTGAACGAAGTTCTGCGTAGACAAATCAGCGATGATGGATTCACGACTGGAACAGTAGCACAGTGGGAGATGGATTTCGCTGCGGAAGCCGACCGTCGGTATACTAACCAAGGATAAATATGGAAATCAAGCACGTCCACATTATGCCTTTCGTTGAAGAAGGTGAACTGGTAATCGATATCAATATTGATGGAGTGCCAGTCTCACCAGTTGCTCAGCGATTGGAACAAGTGTTCGAAGAATATTTAGACTACCGTCGTAATAAACACGACTCTAGTTTGGATCCTCAATATAGAGAAGAAACAATTCTTCTAATAGCAACACTCAGGAACATCGCAAGAGAGCTTGAGTTAGAGACCGAAGGTCTGAAAGGTGGATTACATTGATGAACGGAACTTATGACGAACTACTGATTGATGCAGATATCACATGCTACCAAGCGTGTATCTCATCTGAAGTAGAGATCGAGTGGGACAGAGATCTTTGGACTCTTGACACAGATCTGAAAGCTGCTAAAGCTATATTCGAACAACTTCTGAAGAAGTATCAACATGGAACAGGTGTGGAGAAATTCACACTATGTTTTACACATGGTAGAAACTTTAGGAAGGATTTGAATCCAGACTATAAGTCTAACCGTAAGGGTCGCAAACCACTAGGATACACAGCTCTGAAAGAGTGGGCTATGGATAAGTACCCACACTACGTTCGACCAGGTTTAGAGGCGGACGATTGCATGGGAATTCTCGCTACACGCTATCCTGGTAAGTACATTATTGTATCGCTAGATAAGGACATGATGGGTGTTCCAGGACGATTCTTCAAACTTGGGATCAATGGTCCCAAAGATGAGATGCATCAAATCAACATTGAAGATGCTCGTAAGTGGTTCTACATGCAAACTCTGATGGGTGACAAGACTGATGGCTACGATGGCATCCCTGGTGTCGGTGGTAAACGTGCCGAAGGAATCTTGAAGAAAGGTGGCATCAATTGGAACACAGTTGTCGAAGCGTATGTGAACGCTGGTTTGGATGAGGAGTATGCGTTGCGAATGGCACGCATGGCCAAGATTCTAGATCATTCCCTATACGACGAAGAAACTGCAACCGTGAAACATTGGTCACCAGAACATGATGAGGAGCATTATGGATTACATTATAGCGATCAAGAGCTACAAACGATACGATCTGATAAAGAAGAAAGCCCTATCTTCATTGTGTAAGATGGGAGTTTCTCTCAAAGACAACGTTGTAGTTTTTGTTGCGAATGAAGAAGAGAAGCAATTGTATGAGCAATCTTTGACTGGAGATTTCGAGGTCAAAGATATTGTAGTTGGTGTGATCGGTAATGCTGCTGTAGGAAACTTTATTGTCGATTATTACATGGGACAGGATATGCTTCTGTTCCAATTCGATGATGATGTCTCCTACAAGGGCACTTTCCATCCTCCATATCTAGACAATGCAAAGTCTCCAGTACCTATGGATTTCCAAAAGTATGTTGACTTTGCTGCTACTGAGATGAAGAAGTTTGGTCTCACAGCCTGTTCGTTTTCTATAGATGGTAACATGCTATGGAAGAAGGATGCTTTCGCTGAGATCAAACCATTTCTCATGAGTCAAGTCTGGGGATGTTTCCCACAGGAGCATCATAAAGTTCCACCGTGGTTGAAACATAACGATGATGTATGTCGGACATCTCAAGTGTTGGAACGAGATGGAGCAATCCTACTTTTCCATGGTGTAGTCGTTGGAGATGCTGGTGGCTATGGTAAACGACCTGGTGGCATGCAAGCATCAGGCGACCGTGGTGAGAAATCGGAAGCCACAGACATAACTCGAGTTCAAACTGAAGAAATGTATGCGAATGTCAGAGAGATGTCTAAATGGTACAACCAACCGTCGCTAACCAGACAAACTGGGATGTGGTCTGTAAAGATGAAAACTATAGTTCAACTAAAGAAACATCTGAAGGATCAAGTGAAGCACGTAATCTATGAGCAACCATTCGGAGAAGCAGATGTCAAATATTATCCAAGCTAGAGACTGGCGTCTGCCAGAGAACCGTCTCGAAGCCTTCTCTCGAATCTATGCTGCTCGCAGTGTTGAGGGAGACTTAGATCATCACCACACAGGCAAAGTGATCACTGACATGCTAGGCATGGACAATGACAACAAAGCTCTGTATGCTATGATCTTTGGTCAGTCTTACCGTAACCATGTTGCGATGATCACGATGCAGACTTTCCCAGATCTGTTGAACACACCTGACGAAGTACTACAGGAGTGGCATAATAGAAACTGGCAAAGGATGAAATACTCTAAAGACACTAAGTGGGGACTGAAGAAGTTCCCAGCATTTATCAAGAGTATCAAATCTAAGATTGGCAATGGCAGTCTGTATCAATATCTAGGAGACCTAGCGAACCAAGGGAATACGAGAGATAACTACTATCGTCTCAACCGTGGCATCACTGAGTTTTATGGTATTGGTCGGATGACAGGTTGGCTCGCTCAGCAAACTCTATACGAGTTCTTTGACTGGGACATCGATCATTGGGATCAACAACTGTATGATCGATCTGGAACGTGGTCTCAGTTCAAAGCTATGTGCTATCTATTCAACCGTGAAGATTTATGTGCACCAGAGTATAAGGTGAATGACACAGAGATCAGAATGATGGAAGAGAATACTGTCGAATTGCTCACATACATGAACAAGAGAATTCCCTTTCATGCAGATGTGTATAACTTCGAATCTGTAGAGTGTGAATACAGAAAGACTGCCCAAGGTAACAACGGCAAGCCTAAAGAGTTCACATTCTGGACGAGTAATGAATTGGCAGATCAGTATCAAATGTTGAAGAACCACTGGTCAGATTACAATGACATTGGTGGTGCTATCGACTGGAAGCCATACGTAACTGGTCTGATGGCCAAGGGTCCTGCTCTGCACGACTATGGATATCACACAGACTACTTCAAAGTTGTGATGCATCAAGGCATGAACTTGAACACTCACCATCTCTACAAAGACGAACCAAACGCTCATGTGGAGTTAGATCTGTTCAAAGCAAAGTCTGACAGCATTGAATTGTTAGATTCTGATTGGGATAGTTTCTATACAAAAGATCAGCAGACAGCTGTAAGAGATAAGTACAGACCTGTACAGTATCTCAAATGGAAAGATGCAGATCATCCTAGTTGGAAAGACCCAAATCTGAACTTAGATTATCTGAGACAGATGGGTGCGCCAGTACCAGTATTACATTAGTGTAACTGATGAGTCCTCAATGGACGAAACCACCGTCACAGGTGGTCTTACACAGACCTACTCCATCACAATCCCGTGGTGGTCAATGTCTCTAAACTGAAATAACTTGAAGGAAAAGTATGAATAGAATTAATGTAGGAATTATCGGTGTTGGTAACTGTGCGAAGTCCCTAGTAGAGGGCTGTCAGTATTATAGTCAAAATCCTGAAGATAAAGTTGGTCTCATGTATGAAAGCATTGGCGGATATTTAGCCAGTGATCTTAACTTTGTCATTGGGTTTGATATTGATCGTCGCAAAGTCAACAAACCTCTCGCTGAAGCATTGCGTGCAAAACCAAACTGCGCAATGGATCATGTCAAAGAGTTAGATGACACCGTCATTCCTAAAGGTTCAATGGTGTACTCTGCACCTACGATGGATGGTCTAGCTCCACACATGTTAGACTTCCCTAGTGAAGTATCATTCAGAGTTGGTGCGGCTACTGCTCTAGACTTCAACGAGATTGTCACGAAAGTGAAAGAATCTAAAGTTGATGTTCTAGTAAATTATTTACCTGTTGGTTCAGAGAAGGCTACGCAATTCTGGATTGAAGTTGCATTGGAAGCTGGTGTTCACTTTGTGAACTGTATTCCAACCGTGATTGAGACCAAAGAAACTATGCGTGTCGAACAGCTCTTTATCGACAAGGGTCTGACCATTGTAGGTAGCGATATGCGATCTGCATGGGGTGCGTCAAGATTGTCTGAAGTATTGCAAGGTGCTATGTTAGACTCTGGTCTCATGGTAACTCAGCATATTCAGATGAACATGGCGTGTGGCTCTACACAAGGTCAAGAGAACATTCGCACAGGTCGCACAGCTAACACTGACTTCCTGAACATGGCGAAGCAAGAGCGTCTCCACAGCAAGCACGTATCGAAAGAGAACGTACTCAAGGGACAGAACATTGTTCGTGATGAGTCTACAGCTGGCATGACTTTATATGCTGGTCCTTCTCTCACCGTCCAACAGAAACCTGGTGGAACATATGTAGGTTCAGACAATAAAGTTGCGAATCTAGATATCGTTGCCTATGGATTTGGCGGAGCACGCTATGAGTTGACAGCACGATTGTCAGTTCAAGACTCTCCAAACTCTGGAGGTGTAGTTGTGTCTGCAGTTCGATTCTGTAAAGTTGCGTCTGAGATGGGTATTGTTGGTTTCCTACGAGGACCGTCAGCATGGACACAGAAAACGCCACCGTTGCAGTTGAAGACCGAAGATGCTAAATGGGAGTGTGACGCACTTGCTCGTCGAGTGTACACAGATCTCACAGAAGCTCAACGCACCATCAACAAACCGAAGGCGAAGAATTTAGCTTACACCTTCCAAGCTGGTGAAACGGATTACGAATGAAACGAATCAACACTTTCGATATTGATGGTGTGATTTACTTGGGATCAGATCTAACAGGTGTGTTCCCAGGTGTGAATGATCACATTATTACTGGTCGCAGTGTTGACGAGGAAGAGTATACATTGGAGATGCTGCGTGACCGTGGCATTTTCAATCCTGTACATTTCAACCCAATACGTTTCGATCAGAAAACTCGGGAATCCTCAGGTGCTCACAAAGCTATCATCATACAAAAACTAAAACAACAAGGATATGATATAGGAGTTCATTTCGAAGACGACGAAGTTCAGATTGAAGTTATCAAGAGCATCCATCCAGATCTCAAGATAGTCCATCTGGTGTCGAATTTGGTGAACAAGGAAAACCAATGGAACGACGATAGGAAAAATGAACAATGACTTTTGGACATACTACAACTGTAAGTCAGTAGTAGCTATCACTGAATGCTCCTCAGATCTGACTAAAGAAGAACAGTTGCTAGTACTAAGATTATTTCTAGATGATATTGTAGATCCAGATATGTACGGACTACTGGTTCATCCTGAGATAAGACTGAGAGCAAAGGAACTTCGGAAACGATGCTGGGGAGTCCCCTCAGACCCACCACAGGGCGATCAAGTCTAAACTAGACCCCTCTGTACCCTTCAACACAAAACGGCTCAAATGCTGTGGATCCCTCTGACGCCTCAGTTAAGAGGAGGAACATTATGTACGATCTGAAACGTCCTGAAAAGAGTGCTGTAGCTCGCATCTCAATAAATCGGGAAGCCAGTCTGGAGGAATTAACTACGCAGTATCTTAGAGAATTCTTTCATTCGCATGGTGCAACACCTCGTTGGACTCCAAACCCTCTCACAAAAGAGTGGCTAGTAGATCAACTTGAAGCATTAGATTGGTATCTTCCATATGATTTCGCTATCGGAAAAGCTCCCGAGCAGAACACGATAAAGAAATCTAAGAGAAAACCAAAAGAAGAAAACCCATTTAAATAAGAAAGTAATGACATGACACAAACCACAGAACGCGAAGCACTCCCACCTCAAGTAGTTGAATCCGCTAGGAAAGCTCTAGTGATTTCATTGCCAGAGGCATTATCGGTGCTTCATAACTTTGACAGCTCATTTATGCCACTACTAAGCGAGGCAATTGCCAAAGCTGAAACTGACATCAAATTGCGGTCAGCACTTAATCGAATCTTATTTACTTCTCGTAATAGCACGTTCGCAGCACAATGTCGTATTGAACTTGCAAAATACAAGGAGAATCTAAGTGCCAACTAAGAAGACATCCGCTAAGTCTGATCGCGAGAAAAGACTTGAAGAGATCACCAAAGAATCTCAGTATAAAACTATTGGAAGTAATCCAGAAGTTTTCCAAAACCACACGTGTATGGTAAGTGACATCAAGGATAATCCTGATGGAAGCTCAACCATAACAATTGATCTAGATATAGAACAACGTGATATGTTTTGGGACGTCTTCCTTAGATCAGCTCTTGTTGAGGGTCTGAAGACTATCGATGCAAACTCTGCTAGGTTCGCCGAGCAGTTGAAATTAATCGAGATGACTCAGAAACTCGTAGATATGCTTGTAAAGTTCGAAACCTCGGATGAGTTTGACTACTCTCCAAAAGTCTCAAACTATGTCAAGAAAGTCCAGAAGCAGTTGGACAAGATATCTAAACAATAGCTCCTACAAGGAGAATTACTATGAGAAACTTTATTACTGTATTGCTGATTGCTGCTCTTGCTCCTAGTGCCACTATAGCACAAGAGATTACTATCCGAGATAAGTTCGTAACATTTATCGAAGAGACATACAAGACCAGTCACGCCAGTCAAATTGTAGAACATGTGTTCGAAGTATCGGAGAGAAAGAATCTAGACCCAATGCGAGTTTTTAGTATTATCGCAGTAGAGTCTCGTTTCAATCCAAATGCTAGAAACCCTAGCGGAGCTACAGGTCTAATGCAAGTCATGGTGCCTATGCACTGTAAACGCTTTCCAGACCATAGCAAATGCAAGGCATTAGCTTTTGATCCAGAGCACAATATCGAAGTAGGAACTGACATCCTAGTGGAGTTCAAAGGGAATCTGAAGAGATACTCTGGGAACACACCAGGATACGAGCAGTTAATACTGAAGCAGCAAACCAAATTTCAACAACTTTATAAGGAAGCTAAAACATGGAACATGCAACAATCGAGCATCGAATAGCACCAGACATTAATAACCCACAGTGGCATTATGTCCGATCAGAGCAAACCAATATCAAAGAGCGGTTTGAGAGCTTCGGTTTCAAATATCGAGACAAACTTTACTCTAAGCAGTTAGATTTTACTGGCTTAAATTATTGGCTTTGGTTGGTAACACACAAGGAGGGAAATTAATGAGTAGCTTTCATCTTGAAGATCTTGAAACTTGGCAGGAAGCTTTTGTTTTACCAGGTATCATCTTGTTTCTTGAGAGGGAACCTGATGCTGATACAATCAGCAGATTGAAACAATTAGTAATAGACATCGAAGTAGCAAATTCATATAAGAAAGACTAAAATGACAGTAATGATTGGTGACGCAAAACGCATGATCATTGTAACTGACAGCCAAGTATCCGACGAGGACTCTAACAGTAAAAATCTGAATGTAGATAAAGTGTTCGAGATCCCCGAAGGATACATTGGTGGAGCTGGTGATTGGAGCTCTATCCAAAAAGTCGTCGAATGGTATAAGAACGGCAAAAAGGATAAAGACAAACCAGATATCCACGCAGATAACGATGCAGACTTTATGGTTCTGAACGAGGATGGGATATTTATCTCAGACAAGTCTCTAGAATTCTATAAGATCGACAAACAAGACGGAATTGGATGTGGACAGAATATTGCTCTTGGAGCTATTCGTTTAGGTCACACCGTCGAAGATGCTGTATGGGCAGCATGTCAAGTGGATCTATACTCTGGTGGTGACATCAAAGTGTACAGCCTCAACAAGAAACCCACGATATATCATAAGAAGAGCTAATGGCATTTTGCCATACAGACTTAACCATTTAGGAGAATTTAATGTTTGACTTTTTCAACACGAAACAAAACTTTGAAACATCATTGCGTGAACTTGAAGATCGATTCGAAGCAGCAATCGAGAGTTTCAAGCAAATGCAAGTAATGCCGATTGTAACTCAAAGCGATGACCTAGTGACTATCACTTTCAAAGGTCCTAACGTCACTACCACCGTCACGACTACCCAAGTCAAGATGCCAGAGGTACTGAAGCAGTTTGGACTGGAGATGCCAGGTAGCGTAAAGAAGACTAGGACGACCAAGAATGCAAAAGCCTAAGATTGAAGATAAGTTTTGCTATCGACAATTTCAAGCACTTAGCATACTAGCTATTGGTCTTACAGCAGTAGGATTTTATTTGTTGTTTGGTTAGCAATCTGAGAGGGCATTCTAACGAGTGTCCTCGATTGATTTCTTACAGGAGTATAGCATGGCGACAGATTTTCGACGATTGAATTGCTCTAAAGGATGTTGCTTGGAGAAGGTCAAACATTTAACTGAACAAATATTTCACGAGCAAGATCTGATGTACAACAACTTAGCAGAAGAGAATATCGAGCTAGGCAACTTTGTTGTAGATCACATCTTACCCTATCTAGAAGCCAGATCGGAGTCTAGAGACCACAAAGCTCAAGATTTACTAGCACAGCTTATGTACACTCTGAGAGGTGTATAATGTTAGAGTTAATCTATCTACTGGTGACAACCCACATCACCATTGTTTGTGTCACTCTTTTCTTACACAGAGGACAAGCCCACCGTGGCTTTATCTTCAACAAGTATCTAGAGCACTTCATGCGGTTTTGGCTATGGCTAACTACAGGCATGGTCACTAAACAGTGGGTTGCTATCCATAGGAAGCACCATAGGTTCTGTGATCTGAAGGATGATCCACACTCCCCTGTGAATGAGGGCATCTGGAGGATTCTATTTGGTGGTGCGTTTTACTATGCCGCAGCATCAGGTGACGATGACATGGTCAAACAGTACGGAGTAGGAACACCTGACGACTGGATTGAGAAGAATCTATATTCGAAGCACGAGTTGCTAGGAGTGATGTCACTTCTTGTGATCAACACTTTACTGTTCCATGGTTGGGGTATCGTTATCTGGTTGATTCAGATGATCTGGATTCCTTTCTGGGCTGCTGGTGTTGTGAACGGTTTAGGACACTTCCTAGGTTACAGGAACACTGACACTAAAGATCGTTCCACAAATCTCTCGCCACTAGGAGTAATTATCGGTGGTGAAGAACTACACAACAATCATCACGAGAACCCAGCAAATCCAAAGCTGAGTAGAAAGTGGTGGGAGTTTGACATAGGTTGGATGTGGTTCAAGTTGTTCAATAGACTTGGACTGATGAAATTGAGGAGTTGATATGGCATATTCAGATAAAGTTATCGACCATTATGAGAACCCTCGCAACGTAGGTTCGTTCGACAAGTCAGATCCAACAATTGGAACTGGCATGGTTGGCGCACCAGCGTGTGGCGATGTGATGAAACTACAGATAAAGGTGGACGAAGATGGTGTTATTAGAGATGCTCGTTTCAAGACATATGGATGCGGCTCAGCAATTGCGTCAAGCTCGCTCGTCACAGAGTGGATCAAGGGTAAGACATTGGCTGAAGCAGGTAGCATCAAGAATAGCCAGATTGCAGAGGAACTAGCACTTCCACCTGTGAAGATTCATTGCTCTATCCTAGCAGAAGATGCTGTGAAAGCAGCGATTCACGATTACGAGGTAAAATGCAAATGTTAACCGTCACAGACAGCGCAGCAAACCAGATCTCTGAGGTACTCTCAGATGGAGGAAAGTATGTCCGAGCTTTCATTGAAGGCGGAGGATGTTCAGGTTTCAACTATGGTTTCAACATAGAGGATGAGAAACAAGATGACGACTTTGTCATTGGACAGCTCATCGTCGACTCTATGAGTATGCAGTACTTTACTGGTGCTACTATCGATTACATTAGTGATCGACTGAAAGGTTCCCAGTTTACGATCCACAACCCAAATGCCAAATCGACATGCGGGTGTGGCAGTTCTTTCGCAGTATAACTATTACAAGGAAATATTATGACAGTAAAAGAAGCAACATATTTAGCAGGTGCGATGGAAGGTGTGTCTGAAGAAGACATGAAAGCTTGGAGAAAGCAAGCCACCGACTATCTTGACCTCCGAGGAATTATAACTTTAGATCCAACACGACGCATGGGATTTCACACTACAGAGATGGATGTGAACAATGCTAATCGTATCTTGAAGATGGATCTACAGGATATCGCACATAGCCGAGTGGTCTTAGCCGACCTTCGCAATTCAGTGCCAGGTAAGAAGTGGGGCACCGTGATGGAGATCGCTTTCGCACAGACGAAACACAAGATCATCGTCGTGGTGATGGACAAAGATCAGTTCGAACACCCATTCATCAGAGCCTACGCTACTGAGATACACCACACTCTTGAGGATGCTCTAGAGGCAGTGTCACAATACTACTTATAGGAATATTATAATGCCATACATATTACAAGAAGACCGTCGCAAATTTGTTGACATCAGCTATGTCAAACCAATGACAGCTGGAGAGCTAAACTATTGCATTACAATGCTCTGCCATCAGTATCTCGCAGCAACATCAGAGAATGGTGACAAGTACTCTGCACGCTATCAGAAACACAACGACGTAATTGGTGCTCTCGAAGGTGCCAAGTTGGAGTTCTACCGTCGCATGACTGGTCCCTACGAAGACGTCGTGATCGAGAAGAATGGTGACCTGTGAAGCATGAAACTTTTATGCGAATCGCAGAGTTGATCTCACTGGAATCCAAAGCGAAGCGTCTACAGGTAGGAGCAGTAGCAGTCATAGACGATCGTATAGTCGCGACTGGATTCAATGGTACACCACCAGGATACGATAACAATTGTGAGGATGAAAATGGATTTACTAAAAAAGAAGTTATACACGCAGAAGTTAACACTGTCGCTTTCGCTAGCAAACATGGTGTCAAGCTTAGTGGTGCTTCTGTCTATTGTAATCATGCTTGTTGCGTACCCTGTGCTGCTGTCCTTGGCTCTGCTGGAATTTCTCGTTTCTACTACAGGTCTGATTATCGCGATCCTGCTGGGTTGCGTTTACTTACTGATTTAGGAATACATGTCGAACAAATTAAATAGGAGAATAATATGGATCAGAATCCATGTGACGACTTAGCAGAATACATGCGCAAGCATGGCAAGCGGAAAGAAATAAATGATGAGAATCGCTTGTATAGAATCAAAGGAGCAGTGATAGTTATTGGATTTGCTATCCTTTCCACATTCATCATAGTAAACACAATCTAACATTATAGGAGAAGTCATGAAAGTTTTTATCGGAAAGTACAAAAGCAATTGGATTTCTCCATATACAATCTTAGAGAAGTTTTTCTTTTGGAGGAAGAACTACGACGCTTTTGATCACGAACCACCAAAGTGGTTGGAGAAGCTTTGTCAGATTCATTCCACCGTCGCAAACAAGATCAACCCTAGAGTAGACTACGTCCACATCGACAAGTACGACACTTGGAGCATGGACCACACCCTAGCCAAAATCATTGTTCCCATGTTGAAGCAACTCAAAGAAACTAAACATGGAGTTCCTAGTCAGTTTGTTCGGGATGACTCGGACGAAGCGATGGAACAGGGCGAGAAAGAGTGGAACGCTGTAATGGACGAGATGATCTGGGCATTCGAACAGATGTTGGACGATACTGCTGAAGAACAATTCTACAGCGGTACGCACGACAGAATCACCGTGCCTATTGCTTGGAACGAAGAAGGTAAACCAACCCTCTACGAGTCGAAGAAAGGTCCTAATGACACTTTCAAAGTCGACATGAAGGGTCTCAAGGCTCACTACAAAAGGAAGCAGAAAGGTTTTGAACTTTTCGGCAAGTACTATTTAAACTTATGGGATTAATATGAAAACTTTATTAACACACATCACAGAACAAAGTGGAAGTGAATATGATTTATGGGCTGAGACAACACCTTGTATGAATCCTAAAGGTTACACTTCATTACGGATCTTCAGCACGTACTCTGGAGCAAGAGACCCAAGTATTGCTCGGGAACGAGTTAATCTATTGCTATCTCCAGAAGCACGCAAACAACTGAAAGACCTACTGACATGAAGATTACATCAGCACTATGTCGTATGTTGTATGCACATCTACACTCGACTGTGCTGGTTCCTCTCAAGATAGATGTTGTTCCAGAGTGGTGTGTAGAGTTCGATCTAATCAAAGATGAGAATGTCTATGGTTGGATTAATCCTGAAGATTCTGACGACGATCCCTTCCGAACGTATCAGATGGAGATCTCCACCGTCAAGAATAAGAACTACAAAGACCTGACAGAAACTATGTTACACGAAATGTTACACATAGCATTAGAGTATAAAGGCGACAAAAAGTGGGATGAGCATGGTCCTGGTACACCGTTTCAGAAACTGAAAACTAAAGTAGAAACGTATACAGGCTTAGAAATTAGTTGAGGAGACTACTATGATTTGGGTTTGGTTAATAGTTGCTGTTGTAGTGATCTATATTTTGGTTGACAACACAGATATATTCAAGGACAACATCAAGGATGACGAATAAGATAAGAGAAGTTAAAGATGCTAAAGGAGTTCGTGGCATTTTGATTCGTGTAGAAGATGGACACGTGTTTAGAATCTACAACAAAGACCATACATTTGTCGACTATGATATCCTACATTACGATTTAGAAGTTAAAATATTAGAGAAGGATGCGTGTCTATACAGAAGTGAGTATGGAGACTATCTAGATTATAAACCTATAGATGAGATGGAGAAGAAATGAGTAAATATGTTGAAGAAGCACCTTACCATCCTGGCTACGAAGATGCAGTGATGGATCCAAGAGCTTCTAACACAACACTTCAGAATCTTGAGAGTGCTCTTGCTGGTGAGTCTATGGCTCACATCAAGTATAGATACTTTGCCAAGATTGCTAGAGAAGAAGGATTTGAAGAAGTAGCGAAGCACTTTGAACACACAGCAGACCAAGAGATTTTACATGCTTGGGGACATCTCGAGTTGTTAATCGGAAAGCCATCAACCAAGGGTTGCTTGACTTTGGCTATCGAAGGTGAGACGTATGAGTTCGAAGAGATGTATCCTCGGTTTGAGATTCAAGCTCGTTTAGATGGCGCAAGTCATTGGATGAAAGAAATCAAAGACCAGATCGAAGAGTCTAAAGAACATGCTGAGCAATTCCAAGCAATGTTGATCAAAGCTGAGAAGCGATTCGCAGCATTGAAGAGAGTTGAAGAGCGTCACGCAAACGCATACAAACAAGTATTAGGAGGTCTGTGATGGATCAAGTTTACCGTTGCATAGTATGTGGACATATCCTGTCAGTGGAAGACTACAACAGTTTACCTGACGATGTAGATTGTCCAGAATGTGGTGTAAGTAAAGAAGACTATGAACTCGTAACCCTCTAAAGGAGTACACTATGAATCTGCTTGTTGAGAAGTTGATTGAAGATTTTGACTTTGACCGTGGTGAAGCTATCGATGAACTTAGGACTCTAAGATTTGTCGCAGCAGAAACTATGGATCCAGAGGGCACCTTACTCGACGCTGGTATTATACCAACAGATGATTTGCTGTTCGCACTACAAGAATAACATGGCTCGCTCCTCTACATCGAAAGATGCACGAGTGAGTTTTCGTTTCAATGGTCGCCCACCACCATTACCAAAGGTGGGCATCTATAAGCATGCGTGAAGAAGAATCAATCCAAACTCGCATGGAAACTAATCCTTCAGTATCGCAACCTCCGCTAAAGAGGGAGTCACGAGTTGATTGCTCAAAGACATAATGAAGCTACTGTGAGGAGAAGCGATGCAATCGGCTCGAAAGAGTAACCTTAAACGTTCACGACCATCCGCTCTTAAACGTAGGCGAGTATGCTTATAGATAACTAGGAGGTAACATGTCAAATGAGAACGACAAACTGTTGCATTCTAAACGCAGACATAAAGATTCTGTGAAAGCAACGAAGCAAGTTAAGATAGCCAAGACAAATGGAATACCAGTTACTAGTCCACATCGCTATGTAAAACAGAGAGCAATGGACTGTGGAAATCCAAGATGCCCAGTCTGTAGCAACCCTCGAAGACTGATCGGAGAGAAAACTATACAAGAGCAAAGGCAAGAACAAAATGACAGAATTGACACTGACACGTAAACAGGTAGAGAAACTTGTGGAGATAGTCGAACACTTCAAAGAAGTACAGAATTTCACCGTCACAGTCGAATCAATATCGGGTATTGGACCAACGATCTCAGTAAAGTTTGATCTAACAGATGTGGAGACTTGGTAATGGGATTCAAGACATACGAGCAACTACAAGAAGATAACGACTTTATGATGGATCTTCTGAAGAAGTACAGGGGTGTCGATCATCCATTTATCTGCGGTGCTGGTGCAGATGTTGGAGAAGATGGACTGCCAGATTACATTATGGTTTGTCCTGCAATGGGTTCAGACGGATTTGCAATATACAAGAAACACAGAGACTTTTCATCACCATCTTATTAGGAGAATTATTATGGGATTAGACATGTATGCACATAGCGTATCTAAGAACAACGCTATTGACGATTTAACTTTTGTAGACTCAGACAAACCTCAAGATAACATTGAGATTTTCTATTGGAGGAAGCATCATGACCTACATGGTTGGATGCAAAAGTTGTTCCATGAGAAAGGTGGAAGTGGAGACTTCAACCTACAACCTGTCAGATTGACACTAGAGGATCTAGATCAACTTGAAGAAGATCTGAAGTCTAACATACTCCCAGAAACTGATGGATTCTTCTTTGGGAATAATCCTCCTGACGATGAGTCTAACCGTCGTGACTTTGAGTTCATACGGATGGCTCGCTCTCACATCAATGTTGGTCGTGAGATCTACTACAATTCATGGTGGTGATATGAGACAAGAACTAGACGCAGCACTGTGTGCGAAGTATCCTAAGATGATGGCACAGCGTAATCTACACATGACAGAGACCTGTATGTGCTGGGGATTTGAGTGTGGAGATGGTTGGTACAACATTCTAGACTCTCTCATGGGAGCAATCCAACATCACATCGATTGGAAGATGTCACAACATGAACGAGCTGTAGAGCATAATGCCATTCAAAAGGCAGTAGCACGACAGGACTTCACACTGTTCAACGAGAAGTATGGAAGAACAACTCAAGCATATCAAGACGCAATGCTAGATGAATTTCTTGAGGATGAGCTGCTAGGAAAG